CGCCGTACCTGCTGTCGGACCGCATGAAGGACCAGTACTACCAGACCGGCACCCTGCCTGGCTTCCTCGGCCTCAACTGGACACTGATCGACTCGCAGTACCAGGACGACAACGGCAACACCCAGATGTTCGTGCCGGACGGCGCGCTCTACATCGGCAACTACACGTCGCAGCGCCCGATGGAACTGTTCATCGGTCCGTCGGCGGACGACGAAGCCCCCGACGGTTTCACCGGCAAGTTCTCCAAGACGTGGAAGGAGCCGGACCCGTCCGCCCGGCAGTACCTTCTCGAGTGGAGCATCATGCCGGTCATCACCCGGCCGGAGCAGATGGTCGTGGTCACGAACGTGGACGCGCCCTGATCCTGGGGACTCGGCCAGCGGGCTCGGAGCTTCGTGCTCCGGGCCCGTTGTCTTTCCTGGGTACTCACGTCCCGTGATAAAGAGCCTGTGGGCCATGGTGCAGGGTGATCCCGTCTTCATGCGCCGCATCAACGGGTGGCTGGCGCTGTTCTGGGTCGTGATGATCCCGGTGTCGATCTGGACGGGCTGGATCACCTCGGTGACCTACGTGGCTGCACTGTCCCTGTGGGCGCTGGTGTCCGGCCACTGGTCCGCGTGGCAGGCCGCGAGGGTTGAGGTCAAGCAACAGGAGGACGCCGACGTGGCCGAGGTGCTCACCGCCGTGGAGAAGCTGCAGCCCGGGCCCACCGAATAGACTGCCGTCAACTGCCGTCCCACAGAAGGGCTCTGACCCGTGGCTGAACTCAGGCTCGAGGATCTTGCCAAGCGTCTTCCCCCCGAGAAGCGCCCACCCACCGGCGATCCCGCCGTCGTCCCCGAGACTGCGGAGACCAAGGCCCGGAAGGACGCCGAAGACGCGGCCGTCCGGGCCAACACCAAGGCCCTGGACATCCCCGTCGTCACCGACCAGGACGAGCACCTGGACCCCACCGTCCCCGTCGTCCCCGACGACACCCCCAACCCGGTCATCCACTTCGTGAGCGACGGGTTCACCGCGTGGGGCCGGGTCTGGTACCAGGGCCAGGAGGTCGAGGTCACCCCGGAGAAGTACGCCGATACCCTGGACCGGAAGGGCAAGACCTGGATGTCCCAGACCGAGTCCGACCAGATCGACTCGTGGGGCAAGGTGATGTGGCGGGAGGGCCCGTGGCCGCATGCCAGGCTCGACGCCACCGGGAATCCGAAGTCAACAGAGGACAGGCGACCTCGCCCGCCGATGATGCCTGCCACCCGGTAGCCGACACCAGGAGGAACCGTGGCGACCTACCCGGACTACACGGTTTTCGACCTGTCGGACTTCACCGGGCGTCCCGTCGAGTCCTACACGAACACGGCCTACGTCGACATGTCGTTGCTGCAGGCCGAGATCCTGTTCAAGTTCGCCACCTGTCTCGATGAGAACTCGTGGCCGACCGAACCCGACAAGGCCCAGTTGGCCGAGTTTGCTGTCCTCTCGATTGCCGACGAGATCTACTTGGGGCAGCAGTACGCCGAGCTTGCGGCTGCCCCGTTCCAGTCGGAGACGATCGGTTCGTACAGCTACTCCATGCCCCGGCAGACGTCCCGGACGACGGTGCGGGTCACCGAGGCGGTGCGGGCCGGGCTGCCGACGGGGATCAGTTGGTTCGACCTCGCGGTCGGTCAGCTTGGGGTGTGTGCGGTCCTCAACGTCACGCACACGTCGACCAGGGTGTTCGAGGAAGACTGGCCGATGGTGGAGATCGACGGGGAGCGTGTCGTGCTGGCCCCGCATGACCTCAACTGGTACCCGATCCCCGCCTTCTACCGTGGGGAAGACCCCAAGTGATCTCTCACCTCTACAACTCCTTGGTCAAGGTGCTCCGGCCCAGCACCACGAATGTCGACGGCATGATGCGGATCGACTGGGTGCCGGTGGGTGCCCCGCTCAACGCGGTGCCGTGCCGGTTGGACCTGACGTTCCTCCGGCCAGGCAAGGACGCACCCATGCCGACGGAGGCGGGCAAGGCTCCCGACCACGTCGGGGTGATGTTCTGTGCGTCCACCGTCGCCATCAAGGCCGGGGACCGGGTCCAGGCGATCCCGAACTCCAAGGGAGTCATTCCGGTGCCCGGGGTCTTCGAGATCCGGCAGATCCCGGACCAGGCGGTGGCCTACTCGGCCCAGCACCACATCGAGGTGCAGATCGTGGAGACGTCCCAGCAGTTGACCGGGCAGTTCCCGAATCCTCCCGTGGGCCCGTAGTCATGCTCATCATCAAGTCGGACATGTCTCAGGCCACCAGGGAGTTCGACAGGCTCGTGACGCTGCCGGGGAGCGATCCCACCCATCTCGAGGCGGCACTCGGCCGGGTGTTCGCCGCGACCGCGTCGCTCGTGCACGTCATCACCGGGTCCCTCAAGAACTCCGGGGAGGCGTCCTCCGAGATCAAGGAGTCCTCCTGGACGGGGACCGTCGCCTTCGGGGGGCCGTCGCCAGGCAGTCCGCACGACCCGGTCCGGTACGCCAGGTATGAGGTCCAGCGGGGCGGGACGCACGACTTCATCGAGCAGGCGTCGCAGATGGGGGAGCAGTACACCCGGGCTCTGGCCGACACCCTCAAGGGCGGTGGTCTGTGACCGACTCCCTGACCCTGGCGACATGGAAGTACTTGTCGGCGCAGACGGCCCTGACGGCCACACTGGGCTTCGATGTCGTCTCGGCCACATGGTTGTTCCGGGACCACCTGCAGGCGACCGTAGAGGGCTCTGGGGCCGTCGCGGTGGTGGTGCGGACCAACGGGTCGTGGGCCACCCCGAACCAACACAACACGGCCCGGTTCCCGGTGCTGGCCTGCGACATCTGGGCCGACCCTCAGCGGGACGGCGGGAACAACGTGGTGCAGGACGACACCACCGACAAGATCGAGACCACGTTCGTCGCGCTCTACCGGCTACTGCACCTGCCCGCCGCTGACGAATACCTGTGGGGAGATCTCCGGGTGCTGTCGTCGCTCGGCTCGTCGGAGCCGATCTTCTACCCGGTGATCGACGGTGACCACATGCGACAAGCGATGGCCACCTTCAACATCGTGCTCGGTTGAGGCTAGGAGCCCACGAATGAAGTCGCACCGTCCGTCCGTGCTACTCAAGGTGCCGCTGTCGATATTCAGCGGCTACGGACGGGACGGTATCGGGCTCGCCCAGACGTTCCTCGAGTTCGGCTGGGAGGTGTATCTGCAGCCGACGTTCGTCAGTTCCCCGCTGCCCACCGAGGTGGCGATGCTGTTGACCAAGCCGCTAGTCGGCCCGTTCGATCTGGGGTTGATCCATCTCGACCCTGCGCAGTTGCGGACGTCGCCCGAGATGCGGGAGGCGTGCGACCGGCTGATCGGTTGGACGATGTGGGAGTTCGACTCGCTGGCGAATATGGACGCCAAGAATCTGAGCGAGATCGACTACCACTTCCAGACCTTCGACGCGATCCTCTGCTACGACGAGGTGACCGCCGAGGCGATGCGTCCGCACTGTCCCGATGACCTGCCGCTGTTGGTGCTGCAGGGCGGCTACGACCCCGAGCCCTGGGGCGCGGTGGAGCGGGACTGGTTCTCCGACCGGTTCGGCTTCGCCATGTGCGGGGTGCTCAGCGAGCGGAAGAATCCGTTCGCCGCGATCGCCGCCTTCAAGGAACTGAAGACGGAGTACCCGGTCGAGTTCGAGGGTGCCGAGCTACATCTCAAGGACACGTCCGGTTCGCTGCACCCGGCGATCATGGAGACGATCCCGAAGCTCCGTATCCACTACGAGACCTGGCCCATGGACGTGCTCAAGGAGTTCTACCGGAACCAGCACGTCCTCCTGGCACCGTCGCATGGGGAGGGCAAGAACCTCCCGGCCCTCGAGTTCCTGTCCACCGGCGGGACCGTGATCGCCAGCAACTGGGGCGGGCATGCGCAGTGGCTCTCCGATGAGTACGCCTACCCGGTGCCGGTCACGTTGGGGCAGATGCCGTTCCACCCGGACGTGCACTGGGCGAACATCGACATGGAAGGTCTCAAGGCCGCGATGCTGTCGGCCTACCGGAACCGTGACGAGGCCAAGAAGAAGGGCGACATCGCGGCCCGGACGATCCCCGCGATGTGCAACTGGTCGACGGTGGTCGAGCGGCTGTTCACCATCGCCAACAACCTCGAACGTCGTGAGGTCACCCTGATCCGGGGAATGCCGTGACCGAGACCCAGACCCAGATCCGCTGCCCCGTCGGGCCCCGTCGCCTGCTGGCCATCGTGGTGTCCGAGGGTGAGAAGCCGAAGATTACTGACGGCAACCTCATCGAGTTCGCCTGTTCCGACTGCTGCCGTTCCCTCCGCCGGGAGGGGCAGGACGTGGCCCGGGTGCTCCACCGGTTCAACATCCTGGGTGAAGAGGTCGAGACGGTCGTTGTGCCCCGGTAGGTGCTGCCGATAAGAGTGGTGAGACCTTCGCGCGCTTGACGCCGTACCTCGGACTAGGAGCAGGTTATGGCCACGGGTATCTTCGAGGGCTTTTCGATCTCGCACGCGGCGATCCTCGATGGCACGACCGGCGCGCAGTTGGTCAACGGTGACATCTATGGCGTGAACCAGGGGACGGTGGAACTCGACACCGCCGACTACCAGAACAACGGCGACGACGTCGTCCTGTCGGTCTGGGACTGGTTCAACTTCGCCACGATCACGGTGCAGGGCGGGTACGTCCCGTTCTCCCTGATCGCCACGCTGACCAACACGGTGGTGACGTCGTCCGGCACTGCCCCCAACGACTACTACAGCCTGCCGCTGTGGTCCATTGGGTCCCTCAACACGACCCCGAAGCCCATGCTGATCCGGGTGCCTTCCCGTGACTCCGCCGGTGTCGTGCGGACCATGGAGTTCGTCCTGTTCCGTGTGCAGTTCGGCCCGATGAGCTTCGACGGCCCCACCTTCAAGGACGGGCTCAAGCTCAACTACCACGGCCGTGCCGTAGTGTCGTCCGTGGACGAGAAGGGCACCGCCCTGGTCGACCCGGCTATCGGCCGGTTGGTGAACCGCTGGTGATCCGGTAGGCCGGTTGGCCTGCCCGAACTAGGAGAGTCGCATGACGACCGCAGAGTCAGATTTCAGCGCGCTGGACCTCGATGCCGGAACCCCGCTCACCCTCCCGGCGAGTGGATTCGAGATCAGGGTCCAGCGTTTGCGTACCCGGCAGTTGTTCCGGCTGCTGAAGATCATCACGCACGGTGCAGGGAACTTCCTGGCGACCATCCGGATGGACCCGGACGAGGGCACCGAGGCGTTCATCCAGAAGATGATTACGATCATCGCCCTGTCGCTGCCGGAGTCCGAGGACGAGACCATCGACTTCCTCCGGATCATGTGTCGCCCCGAGGGCTGGGTGGAGGGGGCCAAGGACAAGACCACCAAGGCCACCAACGACCGGTTGATCGGGGAGCTTTACACCTACCTGCACAACCCCGAGATGGATGACGCCCTGTCGATCATCGAGGTCATCGTGAGGAACGAGTCCTCCGACCTGATGAGCCTGGGGAAACGACTGGGCGGGATGGTGAGGCTGGCACAAGCGAGTGGACAGCTTCCCAAGCCCGCGCCGATTCCGGAGACGGACGAGTCCGGGGAGAACGACCAGACCGACGAGGACGATACGACCCTCGAGGAATCGTCGGCAGCTTCGCTACTGGCTTCGATCTGATCTCTGCGGAGTACGGGTGGACCGACGACACGATCCTGGACCTGCCGTTCTGTCGGTTCAATCAGGTCCTCGCGGCCATCCAGTTGCGCCGTCACGACACGTTCCGGCAGACGGTGAGGCTGACGTCCTGGCACGCACGGACGCTCGCGTACTGGGAGGCAGCGTCCATCCAGGTCGATCCGAAGAAGACCAAGAAGTACCCGGCCGAGATCGCACAGGAGAGCACCTTCTTCGACACCGAAGACAGAGAGGAATGGGAGTGGGTCTACGGCAAGACCGACTCCCGGGAGAAGGTCCAGGCTGAGCCGGAGGCCGGGTCCTACGAAGCGATCATGGCGGTGTTCGGGTCGCGGATGAGCCACTGACCCTTGGAGGGAGTGCGAGACCGTGGCCGACAACGTGAGGGTCTCGTACCAGGCGGTCGCTGACTTCGCCGTGTTCCACCGGGAGGTCAAGAAGGCCCGGCAGGAGATCAACGAACTCCAAGCGTCCGAGGCTGCCGCCAACGCCTCGTCCGTGCGGGGCTCCGCCGAGGCCGCTGCCGCCATCTCCAAGAAGACGTCGGAACTCAAGAAGGAGTCCGACGCGGCGGCGCGCGACGCCGCGTTGATGGGCGTCCTGGCGGCTGCCCTCAAGGTTGCCTCCGTCGAGATGAACACCCTGGCCAAGAACACCCGCCAGGCTGCCCGCGACGCCCAACTCAACGCCGCCGCAATGGATGAAGAGGCCGCGTCTGCAGCGGCTGCTGCAGCAGCCGCTGAGGCGCTGGGACGGGCCCAGTCCCGGCACTCGTCATCGGCCAGGGACGCTGCCCGGGAGGCCGAGAATCTCGAAAAGGCGGAGGGGGACGCTGCCCGGGAGGCCGAGAATCTCGGCAGGGACGTCGATAAGGCCACCCAGAGTCTGGACCGGAACAAGGCGTCCGCACGGGGCTCGTCCTCCGTGTTCGGCACGTTGGGGAAGGCGCTCAAGTCCGTCGGGGATGCGTTAGGGAGTGTTCCCTCGACGGGGCTCCTGCTAGTCGGTCTGATCGTCAAGCTCATCACCAACATCGGCCCGCTGATCTCGATGCTGTCGGCGTTGGGTGCCGGGCTGGTGGGGCTCGTAGCGTCCCTGGGGTCCCTCGCGGCAGCCGCTGTCGCCGTCCTGCCGTCCCTCGCTGCGATCGGCGCGGGACTCGGTGGCATGTTCGCCGCCCTGCATGGGGTGTCGGCCGCATTCAAGGCGTACACAGCAGCCACCAGGAGCGCGACCGGGTCGTCGGCCTCCACCGCCAAGCAGGTGGCCGCGACCAACAAGGCCATCGCGGACGCGACCGATGCGGTGGCGGAGGCGAAGCGGAACCAGGCCCGGACCTGGAAGGAATCGAACGACTCGATCATCCAGGCCGAGGAAGCCCTCGCCGGTGCCAGTCGTGGTGTTCTGGATGCCGAGAAGCAACTCGATGACGCTCGGAAGAACGCGGTCGTCACCCTCGAGAATCTGGCGGACGCCACCCGGCACGGGACGTTGGATCTCGAGCAGGCGCAGATCAATCTGACCAAGGCCCAGCAGAACTACACCAAGATCACCCACGACGCCACGTCCACCGAGTTGGAGCGGCAGCAGGCCCTTCTCGACCTCAAGAACGCCGAACTCGACCTCTCCGACGCCCGGTCGACCAACGCCAAGAATCAGGCCGCGCTCACCTCCGCGACCACCAAGGGCATCGAGGGCGACGACGCGGTCGTTGCCGCCAAGCAGGCGGTGATCGACGCCAACAAGCAGCAGCAGGACACCGTCCGGGCCCTGATGAAGACCGAGGCGGATGCCGCCGAGGCCCAGCGCACGGCGGCACGGCAGGTCGCCTCCGCCCTGCAGTCGCTGGCGGACGCCCAGCAGAACGCCACTGATGCCGCCACGTCCGGGAGTGCGGCGCAGGAACAGTTGGCTGCGGCGCTGGCCAAGCTGTCCCCGCTTGCCCGGCAGTTCGTGGAGGGCGTCCACGGGATGGCGGGGGCGTGGAAGAACCTCACGTCGGCGTCCCAGCAGGCGTTCTTCGGTCCGTTGGTGGGGCAGCTAGGAAACATCCGGGGTCTGCTGCCTGTCATCTCGAACCTGTTCTCCAAGGCCGCTGGCGCGATCGGGGACGTCACCGCGCAGGGCATCGGGATGATGTCCAGCGGCCCGTTCAAGCGGGACTTCGCCACCATCGCCCAGCGGAACGTCACCCTGATCCACACGATGGGTCAGGCGTTCCTGTCCGTCGTGGATGCCCTGCGAAACATCACCTTGGCGGCAGGGCCGTTCACCCAGTCCATTGCCAACGGGCTTGCGGCCGGGGCCCGTAACTTCAACTCGTTCGTCACTGCCGCACGCGACTCCGGCAAGCTCGCCGCCTACCTGGGAGTGGTCAGGGAGCGGCTGTCCGAGTGGTGGCAGATCATCAAGAACATCGGCATCACGTTCGCCAACGTGGGCCGAGCGGCATTCGGGTTCACCAACTCGATGACCACCGGGCTGGTCAACATCACCGCCAAGTGGCGGGCGATGACGGCCGTCGGCACTGAGGGTGGGGACAAGCTCCACAAGTTCTTCACCGACATCTATCCGCTGCTGCAGGAGATCGGCAAGCTGTTCAGTTCGATGGCGAAGGGGCTTGCCTCCGTCGGCTCGAACACCACCAACATCCAGGGTGCAATCAAGATCCTCGAGCAGCTTCGGACCGTGCTCGGCCCGGCGCTCGGGCGGCTGTTCGCCTCCCTGAACGTCCAGTCCCTCGGGCACGGGCTGATCCAGGGGATTGCGAACATTGTCGATGCCGTCACCAACCTGCTCAACGCGGGCGGCAAGGGTGCCTTCCAAGGGTTCCTGGGGACCCTCGAGAAGCTTGCCGCCCGGTTCAAGGACATCACCGCCAACCCGAACATCGCCCCGATTCTCAGCAAGGTCGCAACGAGTCTGGGTGCCGTAGGTGCCGCACTCGCCGTCGGCAAGTGGATAGGGCTCGACAAGGTCATCTCGGGGATCGGTTCGCTGGCCACCAGTGCTGCGGGCGGCAAGGCCATCTCCGGACTCGCTGATAAGTTCGGCGGTCTCGCACTCAAGGTCGGGCTCGTCGGCGCGGCTGTCTACGGTCTGACCCTCATCTCCCCAAAGTTCAAGACCTCGCTCGAAGCGGCCGGGAACTCGTTCCTCAAGGCCCTCGAACCTCTCATCCCCGTCGTCCAGAATGTGGCTACTGCCCTCGCGGCCTCACTGGTCCCTGCAGCCCAGGCGTTGGCCACGGTCTTGTCCGTGGTGCTCGACGGCATCAAGCCGCTGCTGGACGGGCTCGAAGCCTTGTTCGGGTGGTTCTCTAAGCTGCCTGGCGGCGTGCAGGTCTTGATGATCGCGTTCGGCCTGCTGGCTGGGTTCGGCCCGAAGCTCATAGCGATGGCACGGTCCATCGGGACCGCGATGACGTCGTCCTTCGGCATCATCGGCATCGCCGTCGGCCTGGTCGTTACGGCCATCGGGCTGTTCGTTGACGCGAACAAGCGAGCGGCGACCGCCGCCGAGATTACGGGCAAGGCCATCGGTGACCTGTCGGGGACCATCGACACCAACACGGCGGCGTTCACCGAGAACACCAAGGCCCAGATCCTCCACGGCTTGCAGGTCAACGACACCGGCAAGAACTACGTCACGGTGTTCAACGACATCGGTGTGTCGACCAAGACCCTGACCGACGGGATTCTCGGTAACGTCGCTGCGTTCGGTCAGATGAACACAGCCGTCAGGGACGGGATTCTCAAGACCCTGCAGACCCAGTTGCCTGCTGCCGTTGGGGCTCTCACCTCTGCAGGCGTCGATATGTCCAAGGTCATCGACGCGATCGTTGCATCGAATGGCGATTTCACCACGCTGTCCAATACCTTGGGCGGTCTTGAGGATCAGTACAAGCTTGTCGGCAATCAGGCCGGGGCCTCTGCGATAGCACAGATCATCTCCGGGCTACAGATGAAGAACGGTGTTATCGGTGCGGTCACTGACGCCGGGACTGCCGTTCTGACTTACGCAGGTGCCTGGAATGCTGTTGGCGGTGCCTCCACCGATGCCTACGGGGCACTCACAAACGCCCGGCAGGTCATCGAAGCCGCCGGAGAGGCCACTACCAGCACCACCGGCGGTCTGCTCTTCACTGCTAAGGGCTTCGCTGAGTTGTACGCGAAGGCAGCAACGAGTGGCGAGACCCTGGATCAGTTCATTGTGCGGATGGCCAGTCTCGGGGACACCACCAATGCAAGTAACGCCGAGATCCAGTCGTTCATCGACCTTGCAGCAACACCTGTCAACCCGGCTGGCATCGACAACGTCACCAACTCCCTCAACAAGACGATCTCGGCAGCCGACGCCGCCACCGCCGCCATCCAGACCGCGATCAACGCGGCCAACCAGTCCGCTGCCGACCCGACCACTCTTGTGGAGCGGACCCGGGAACGGTTGCAGGCCAAGCAGACCGGGACCACCGCGACCGGTGGCGGCGGTGGTGGCGGAGGTGGCGGTGGAGGGGGCTCGAGTCCCGACTACCAGGGCCAGCAGCAGGCTACGCAGAAGGCGTCCGACGCCCGGGACGCCGAGATCAAGAAGGCCCAAGAGGTCCAGACGGCGGCGGACGCTGCCGCCCTCAAGATCAAGAAGGCGGAAGAGGACGAGGCCGACGCCACCGTAACGGCGGCGGAGAAGGTCGTCACCGCGACCCAGATGAAGGTCGACGCTCTGCAGAAGGAGGCCGACAAGTCCTCTGCAGCCCTGACTGTCGCACAGACGGACAACGCCAAGGCCGGGGACGCGGTCCTGATGGCCCAGGGCGACGTCTACGCCGCCGAGAAGATCCGGAACGACGCCGCCAAGAACTACCAGGACTCCAAGGGATCTGATAAGGCTTACTGGAAGTCGACTCTCGACAACGCCAACAAGGATGTCGACGCCGCAAAGAAGCGGCTGGCCGCTGCGAAGGCGACGAAGTCGACGTCCGACACCACTCTGGCGGGAGCCAAGAAGAAGGACGACACCGTTCAGGCGTCGTTGACCAAGGCCCAGACCGATCTGGACAAGGCCAACGCCAACCTCGCCACCACCCAGACCAACGCGGCGAAGACGAAGCAGCAGGCCGAGGACGACTACAACGCCACCGTCCAGAAGGATGCGGCTGCCGAGGTTGCCACCCAGACGGCGGCGGAGAAGACCTACGAGCAGGTCGCGGAGGGCATCTCGACCTCTTACGGCACCATGTCTTCGGCCGCGTCGGGTGCGGCCACCTCCATCGCCGGGAGTGCTGCCGACGCCTCCGGTGCCGTGACCGGTATGGGCGACGACATCAAGATCACCGCCCAGGACATCCTCGACACGCTCGATGCGGACTTCAAGACCAACCACAAGTGGGCCGATGACCTCGTCGCAGTGGCCAAGAAGGTGCCACCGGACGTTG